AATATATCTACTACTTTTGAATTGTCTGTAATCTCTACATTCAATTTGTCGTTCGTAACTACAAACTCCAAACTGAAACGACCAGATGAAAGTTCTGCAAGATACTCATTTGTCAAGTCCTCTAGGTCTTTGACAAGGTTTTCGATTTTGTATGCAAGTAATCCGTTTGTACTGAAAGCTTTTTTCAGTATCTCAAGATGAGTTGCTTGTTCTTCAATTTTACCCAATGCCGCGACAACTTCTTCCAGTTGCGTTTCCATACCCTCCGATTGTTCTTGTATAATTGAGATACGAGTATTGTGGCGTTCTGCCACTAAGTTACTTGCACTTACATTCTCTATCTCGTTTCTTATATTCGCAATCTTGGAAGAAAGTTCGTCGATTTGGGAAGAAAGTTTGTCGCCGTCTAAAATTTGAGAGTCAAGACCATTGTCCCAATCTCGAATAAGACTCTCATATTCTCGTTGATGATTGTCCCGAATTACTACTTGTTTATTATTGTCTCGGGCTTTCTCCATTTGCTCATTCAAAACAACTATGTTATTGTGCGCGTTGGTTCTTGCATTGAGATAATCTATATTTAATTGTTCCAATTTTTCTTCATCTATCTCCTGCTCACAGGTAGGGCATTGCCCATCAAGTTCCGAGAGTTTATCCATGTGCGCTTGAGCTTCAGACAATTTGGAACTATATGTTCCATGTTTCTGCAGCATAGCGTCAAGGTCAATGTAATCTCCCTTGAATAATCTATGCTCACTGTTTTCGTATTCACCAAGTTGTTCTTTTATAAAATTATTATCTATAATTTTTTTATTTCTCTCAGAGATTTTTTCAAAATCGTTTCGTAATATCTGTAAATAGTTCTCGTCTTTTTCTGAGAATTTTGGCAGATTTAACACTGGAAGTATATTGGTACTCTCCAATTTATTTTCATCTAACCATTTTACTATTGTGTCAGACTTACCGTTGAGGTTATTCACTTCAAACGAAATGTCTCTAGCTGCTTCCTTGAATATATCAAAGAATTCTACATATTCTTCTAGCTTTAGCAGATCAATGAGAAACTTTTTTCTGTTTGTATCTGTCGCAGTTAGGAACTGTAATGATGTATTCGTGTTCTGATACACGAGTTGTGTAAATGTTTTAAAATCTAATCCAAGTAAATCTTGGACTGTTTTATATGTATTTGTAGCTGTGTGGCTAGAAATATCATCTCCATTCTTGTAAAGTTTACACTTGATACTTGCTTTACGAGACACATCAATCTCGTAGTCATTATCATCTACTTGAAAAGTAAGATTTATACTGTATCCGTCATTTACAAAACGGTTTTGGATTTCTTGTTTCTTTATTCCTTTGCTGTTTTTATTAAAGAGTACTTCTTCAATAATAAGTGGAATTGAAGACTTGCCCATTCCATTTGTCCCAACAAGCTGGGTAAGATTACTGTCGTTAAGATCAAGAATATTGTCTCTGCCATAACTGAAACAGTTATCCCAGCGTAGCGTTTTTAGAATAATCATTAAACACTCCCATTATTGATTTAATTTTATCATCATTTAAATTAAGTATAGCACTCATGTACTCTACCAGTTCTTCCTCTATAGTCAAATCTTTCAAATTCAATGTAGCTTCACTACTTCGTTTTACTACTTTCTTATCGAGTAGTTCCGAATTTTTGATTGTTGCAAGGTCAGCTACATCTCCTTCGATTTCATATATGGTATGGTGAAAGTCAGTGGCAATCATTTCATCTTCTGTTGTTACGGTTTTCCTTAACAACTGTGGAAGATCAAATTCATGCCATGTCCAGTCTGAACCATCAATTATTAGATAGCCTGTTTTAACTACATCTCTATGAAAAGAAGTAGTCATTGGTGAACCAGGATAGACAATGTTTCTCTGAGTGTTTGTATGACTGTGTAAGTCGCCAGCAAATACTACAGGGAAATCTTTAAATCTATCTAAGTCAACCTCAGGTGTTACATGAGGGGGTATTTCACCTCTCACATGAGTATATAAAGGTTTACTACTATCACAGGCTTCTATTGCTCCCTTCTTATGCAAATCTGCATATGGAAGAATAGTCCCCCAATCAAACTCTGTAGTTTCATCTATGATAGTAACTAAGGGGTTTACATCAGTCGTGGCACGCTTAAGATTAGAAAAGAAAGTTTTGTTTTTCTTTGTTGCTTCATGGTTACCATCATAAATGATAGTAGGAATTGTTATCTCTTTAATAAAATCAAAGTAGAGTGTCAACTCATCCATTGAAGGAACTCTGTCAAACAAGTCCCCACCTATAACATGTAGGTCTACTGTTTCCTCTAAGGTATGAACTACCTCAAAGAATAAATCATATCGACTACACGCCCAAGGCATGGGTACATTTTTCTGTCCTAGCTTAATATGCCAGTCTGCTGTAAATAAAATCATCCTACGAATTCGTCCCCAGGCGTCCAAGAACACCCTGTAAGACCACCAGCTTTTAGAGCTTGTAGTGTTCGTAAAACTTCATTTGCATTTCTTCCTGTATCTAATGCATTTACTGATACATGCTGAACTATACCTTCGGGATCAATAATATATGTTGCCCTAAAGTGTACTCCATTCTCCTCGTCAACTATTCCTAGTCTGTGTCCAAGTTTAAGACCTGAATCTGCACAAAGAACATGTGTAATGTGTTTAATATCATCATTTTGTTCTTTCCATGCAAGTTTACAGAACTCATTATCTCCACTCACGCCTATGACGTCAGCATCACTAACTAAGTAGTCCATGTCTTTGATCTCTGTTGGGCAAATGAAAGTAAAGTCTTTTGGATAAAAGTACATTATTGTCCATTCGTTTAACAATAAGTCGACATCAACGATAGTATTTGTATCGTTTACGCCTTGCATATTGAAACTTGGGAATCTATCTCCTACTGATACCATAATGTTCTCCTAAGAAATACTGAACTCAGAGTCAACATCACTAGGTGTTTCAGCACCCTCAGATGGTTGTGTTACTCTTTGTAATAGTTCTAGCTGAGCATCAGCTGTAGGTCTAGGAAGGACATCATCCATAGAACGAAGATCAGCAGTAGCTGCTAGTTCTGTTTCGTTCAAAGGTCTTGGTTTGCATTTTAATGCTTGTAATCTGTACTCTACATTAAAAGCCATTGGTCCAGTTTTAACTCTTTGGAAGCATACGTCCCAACCTGTTTCGGGATCGGTAGGATCACCGAGATCTTCAGCTGCAACCATGATTTGTTCCATGAGTTTCTTTTTGAGATTAACAACTTTTACATTGCCATCTGCAGGATCTATGCCTTGAATTGCATATGCCCAACCACATTTAAGGTCAGGAAAGAATTCTCTTACATAGTCTTTGTCTTTGTTGTTGAAAGTTTCTGTCTCACGATCGTAAGCTAGACATTCCATAGGAATATTCTTGCCATTTTCTCCTTTGATCCAGTAAACATATCTTGGTAAGATGTCTCCAACTAAGCGAATTACATTATCGCCCTCTTTATAAGTGTATTGGTCTATCTTGTCTTTTTTTGCACTACCCTGTGCTTGGTTAAATTTTAATGCCATTATGTTCTCCATTTAGCGTTATCCTCAAATAGAAAGTGTACTAGACCGTTTTCTACTCGAAGCATTCTGTTGCGATTTACTATCGTTGTTTCGACAGGTAAGTGTATCAACTCTAGTGTTGTCTCACCTGTTCGGTTGTAATTAAAATAATTTCGGTACGAAGCAACTGCAATATATTCTGCAGCTTCCTTGTTGCTATAATTTTTTCTCTCTGCTAATAACTGTCGGGGGTTTAGTAAAAAACTATCGCCCACAAAACTTTTACCAAAATATTTGTAAGTCTTGTCTTTCTTACTAGCAGGGATTCTCTTATAAGTTAAAAGATGAACGATTGTAAGAATCGAAGTTGAATCTCCATTCGTCTCTCTAAATATCTTTTCCCAATTATATTTTATCATATATTATAACAAATTTTAAAACTCATGTCAAGTAGTATTTTTCGGAGGTTCTCACAAGGTAGATATCTCGTATCCTTCTTTGAGGTAGTACCCCATGCGCATACTAGCTTGTCTACTTGCTGTCTTTCCGATTAAGTTTATGTCCACTACTATAGGTTGTTTCTTGTCCTCGTAGTCCCTAATTATTCTTCCAATGAGCTGTGTAAGTAACGGCTCATTATTTACTGGTGTAGCAAGAATTAAACAACTAAGAATATTTAAAGAAATACCCTCAGAGAAAATAGACTGTGTCCCATACAGAACATCTTTATCGTCAAAAATCTGTTTAATTATATCTGCTCTATCTTCGTGATGGATTGCTCCCGTCACACAAACTGCGTTATCACCAGTGAGTTTGGCACAGTTCTTTAGGAAATCTACTCTATCAGATACCACTAACACTTTATGACCTTTTGCTGCGTATGAAGCAGCAGTCATAGCCACAGAGTGTTGGTACTCTGGGTTGTAGGCTAATTCATTTACTCTATTAGCCCAAGGTATATTATTTCCGTCCATGAAGCGTATATCCAATCGTAGGATATTAACTTTAGGAACCATAAAGTTTTCCTTTGGTGGTTTAAGAACATTATCTCCAAAGTAATCACGAAAGACGACATGTCTCCCATCTTTTCTTTGTAATGTTCCTGTCAATCCTATCTTATGTCTAGCACAATTCTTATCTATAATTCTAGAAAAAGTTGGAGCGCTACAGTGATGCATTTCATCTAAGATAATAGTTCCGAACTCTTGTCTTATTTGTGGAATCTTTCTGTATAAACTCTGAATATTGCCAATGACGATAGGGTGGTTAAGTTCAAATTTACCACTACCTATAATCCCAGCCTTAAAACCAAATACTTTTTCTACTTCATCTTCCCACTGTTTGCGCAATGCCAAAGTATGAGTAACTACTAGTGTTTTCTGTCCAAGTTTGCCAGCTATTGCAAGACCTGTAAATGTCTTGCCCCAGCTTACCCATGCGTTTATTATACCACCGTCTCCAATCTGGTCATAAACTTCTTGCTGACTTGGTCGTAATGTTAAATTAAATTTTGGGAACTCTACTGGTTTGTGTATTCTCTTGTCTGTAATTTCGTGGTCGGTTGGAATTAAGTCTAGTCTGCCTACTGGTATTGCAACGAGTCCTTGTCGTATCATTGCCATATTTTTTATAATTAAAGGCGGATCTCCATACTTAAAAGAGGGAATTGAATAAGTCAGTTCCTTATCAATATTTTGTTGCTGATGCGGAAGTACTTCTAGGTATATCCTATCACTTATTACTGCTTTCATTACCAGTTATGTACTACATTAGCTACAATAAAGAAAGCACATATTATATTAACTAATAGTATTCCTGTTCTTATCATACCAACAATATCATCATTGGTGGGATCATAGCCATCCTGCTCACTATATGAACCTAGAGCATGTTTCCATATTGTCCATATATTTTTCATGAGTGATATAGTCTTGTATTCCAAGGGTTTATGTTTATAGATGTTCTGACTCCTTCGAATTCTTCTACTCCATGATAGAGTCCTTTTGAAAATATTACTAATCTATTTGGTTTAGGTACTACTTCTACTCCATTATCGAACTGCAATTTACCATTAACTAAATCTTCTACCTCTAGATAATATACTGTTGAGCATACGGGATATCTAGCCATTCCTAATTTTAAGTAAGCAGTTTCATCTTTGTCATGATGCCATTGCATAGGTCGTGTATTGGTGTGTGTCCAATAATCATAACCTATAATTTCACTAAGGTCAAAGTATTTCCCTGCGCGTCTACATATTTCGTAACACATATGACTGTTGGGGTGTTTAGAATTGACAGGATGCCAACCTTCTCCCTCTTTATCTAATACTCCGCTAACAAAATTATCTGTGGAACGATTAATATTTTCTTTCCACTTCTCCATTTGTAATTGAGTAAATACTCCATCTATAACTGTTATCACTCTTTTTCTCCATAGTATTCTTCCCACTTTTCTTCGTACAGGAGTCGAAACTCTTCTACTGTAGGTACTGGTACATGGATGGTTGGATTCATTATTTCGAGCTCAGCAAGATCATGCACATGAGTTGCATATGCTACGAGTAATTGTTTTTCAGTGTATAGAATCAAATCTTTCTCCATGTATTCTTTTTCTTTTCAGCTGATGTATCATACAACAGCCAAGGGACTCCTGCCCTATATAATATGCCTGCCCAAGACTGGTCTTTTCTTAGAGGTCTTGCAAGAGTAAACGGGAAAGGACAATCCTTTATCCATAGCACACTAGCTATATCTTTTTGATCTACTCTTATAATTTTGTGGTATTTTAAGTCTACTTTTGTATTTTTCTCTTTTACAAAGAAATAACCTGAGTTATCTATATAAAATTTACCTTGATGTGCTAGATATGATGGTATGTCCTGTATCATGTACTTTATAGGATACATACTTTTCATTGGACTTTGTAATCGTCTCAATCCAAGAGTATCTCCTTTCATGTTTCTATCATCTAATACTTGATCTTCTATCCATAGTAATCCGTCAACTGACAGGATTTCATCTGTGTGAATAGGGTAGATTGGAAACTTTAATCTATCATATATCATACATCTTTTCAAACTTTCCGAAGGAGTAATCGTCTCCTACATCAAAGTCGCAGCCTACTGGGCAGCCAGGAATGTATATACCTCTATCTTTTTGTATACAACCTTGAACTATCTCTTTGTAGGCATCTACTTCACACTCATCTACTTCTGCGAGTATTGAGTCATGAACTAGGGCAAAGATTCTCATCTCTTTTGTTTTGTTAATAGACTTTATGTGATTATGAGTATCTATTGCTCCTAGTAAGTTGATATCAGAAGCTACAGATTGAACTAAGAAGTTTAGTCCAGATCGTACTTCATGACTTTGTATTCCTTGATTGTCAGAACGGACATTCGGTAGCCTTCTTTTTCTGCCATACTGGGAATAAATGAAACCATTATCCATGATGTACTTACTAGAATGATCTATCCACTTTTTAAGTTTGTGGAATTGTCTGAAGTAATCATCAATGACTTCTTGTGCTTCTTGTTTGCTAAAGTTTTTGCCCGAGTCTGCTGTTACTTGCTGTGATATTTTATTTGATCCAGCACCATACATTATGCCGAATGTTACAGCCTTGGCTGCTTGTCGTTGTGTGGAGTAAAGTTCTGCAACTTCTTCCGCCTCACAAGGAAGGTTGAACACTAACTTTGCGATGCTGCTGTGGAAATTACCACCAGTCTTAAATACATCCATTAGGTTCTTATCATCAGCAAGCACAGCAGCGACATACACTTCTGCAGTTGTTAAATCCATTGCAACTATCTTTTTACCTTCTGCGGCACGCATACATCCTTTCACTATAGGATTGTCTCTAGGTATTTGTTGCATATTCATTTTCCCACTAGAAGATAGTCTGCCAGATGTCGTGCCATGTAAATTAAACCCTGTGCGTAATCTACTATCTTTATCTAATTGTGGATATATTTTGTCTAAGTAAGTATTCTTAATCTTAGACTTCTGTCTAATAGAAAGAATATGCTTAGGTATCTCATGTTCTTCTGCTAATTTGTTTAGTACTTCTGCATCTGTTGAATGTGCACCTGTACCAGTTTTCTTCCCTGTAGGTTTAAGACCTACGAAATCAAA